GCGAGAACGGCAGATAAGATAGGGGTAAAATTTCCAGGCAAATAATCGTTATATTTGTATTAATAAATTTAATACAATGGATATTAGAAAGATATCAATAGGTCCAGACTATAAGTCTAGCGCAATGCACTATATTGTAGGACAAGAAATTTTAGGAGGCTCACACAGCATTCACTTAATAAAGCAAGACGAACAAAAAGGCTCAATAAAAATATGGATTCAAAAAAAAGATGAAATATTTTTATGGAAAGAATTTAATCCTACCATGCCTATTGCTGTAGAATATAATATAAATTTTTAATGAGGTCTCCTTTTCATTTTATAGTAAAACCTGTAAAGGGTAAAAGATATAACAATTCAAAAGAGATAGGTGGTATAGATTTTATAACCAGCACTTCAGAGGAAAATCACATAGCTTCTAACAGAGAGGCTATTGTAATTTCTACTCCTTTAAACTATGATGGAGAAATAGAACCAGGAGACACCCTTTTAGTGCACCATAATGTTTTTAAGTTTTATAATGACATGAAAGGTCGTCAAAAAAGCGGAAAGAGTTTTTTTATGAATGATTTGTTTTTTGTAGACAATCAGCAATTTTATATGTATAATAAAAACAATAAGTGGTATTGCCATGATAAGTATTGCTTTGTAAAGCCAGTGCCCGTTACTGAATCCTATATACATAAGCCTTTTGCTGAAGAACCGCTCATGGGTAAAATGAAATATATAAATAAAACATTACAAGATAATGGTATAAAAGAAGGTGACTTGGTTACTTTTAAACCAGACACTGAATATGAATTTACTGTAGAAGGAGAAAAATTATATAGAATGTTTGACCATCATATTACAATGGTATTGTGAAACACTCAATCAAGTGTAGTCAATGTGATGAAACATTTGCTGGAGGATTTGAATATAGAATGCATTGGGAAAAGTACCATTTAAAAAACGCTTTAAAAGAAAATGAGCTCAGAAGAATTAAAGAAAAAAATAATTGAAGCAGGAAGAAAAGCTGTAGAGCAGCTTATTAAGGTTGCTAAGGAAGATATTATTAAGCACGACCCAGAAGATGAACTGGCGGCTGATAGATTAAAAAATGCAGCAGCCACAAAAAAACTAGCGGTATTTGATGCTTTTGATATTTTAAATAAAATAGACGCTGAACAAGAAAACATTAATATATCTAACAGCACCGACTCTAAGGTAGAAACAAAACAAGGATTTGCAGAAAGACGCTCAAGATAGTATATATAGGGTATTAAAAGAATACATACCTAAAGGAGTTTTAGCTAATAAAAATAGAGCTAAAACTTGGGAGTATGGTTATAACGAAAAGTATGACTTTATATGTATTTCTAAAAACGGAAAGGTAGGAGATGTAGTGGAAATATCAGGACTAAGAATAGGGCTTCCATTGATTCCTAAAAAACCTTATAGCCGTTCTGCAACTAAGTCGGAACAGTATTGGGAGCGTGAAGAATTACCAAAAGAACTTTTTAAAATACAGTCTATATTTCAGTGGAATGAAATGCCTTCAGTTTTTAAATCTAAATGGGTAGACTATATAGAGTCTGAGTTTGACAGAAGAGAAGAAGGACACTGGTTTTTAAACAACGGTACACCTACTTATATTACTGGCGCTCATTATATGTATTTACAGTGGTCTACTATTGATGTAGGCTATCCAGACTATAGAGAGGCTAATAGAATTTTTTATATTTTTTGGGAAGCAAGCAGAGCGGACAAAAGAAGTTTTGGAATGGTCTATTTAAAGATAAGACGTTCTGGATTTTCTTTTATGGGCTCTTCAGAGTGTGTAAACACCGGAACACTAGCAAAAGACTCAAGGGTAGGTATTCTTTCTAAAACAGGTTCAGATTCTAAAAAAATGTTTACAGATAAAGTAGTGCCTATCTCTAACAGACTACCATTCTTTTTTAAACCAATTCAGGATGGTATGGATAAACCAAAGACTGAGCTAGCATTTAGAATACCAGCCTCTAAGATTACTAAAAAAAATATGTATGAAGTAGTGGATAATGAATTAACTGGATTAGATACCACTATTGATTGGAAAAACACAGATGATAACTCTTACGATGGTGAAAAGCTTTTACTTCTTGTTCATGATGAGAGTGGCAAATGGATAAAACCAAATAACATTCTTAACAACTGGAGAGTTACTAAGACTTGTTTGAGATTAGGTAGTAAAATTATTGGCAAGTGTTTAATGGGCTCTACCTCTAATGCATTAGACAAGGGAGGTAATAATTTTAAAAAGCTGTATGAGGATTCAGATGTAAACAAAAGAAACGCCAACGGACAAACTAAAAGCGGTATGTACTCTTTATTTATTCCTATGGAAATGAACATGGAAGGGTTTATAGATGTATATGGACAACCCGTTCTTAGAGTTCCTAAAGAAAAACGTAAAGGTGTTGATGGCGAGTGGATTACAAACGGAGCTATAAACTATTGGGAGGCTGAAGTAGATTCCTTAAAGCACGATGCTGACGCTCTTAATGAATTTTATAGACAGTTTCCTAGAACAGAGTCTCACGCATTTAGAGATGAAAGTAAATCATCACTATTCAACCTTACTAAAATATACCAGCAGATAGATTATAATGACTCGCTTATTATGCAGCACCATTTAACACGAGGTAAGTTTTATTGGGAGAATGGCATAAAAGATACTAAAGTAATTTTTAGTCCTGATAAAAAAGGACGGTTTTTAATAGGATGGTTTCCTTCAAAAAACTTACAGAATAGAGTAATAAAAAGAAACGGATTGCATTATCCAGGGAATGAGCATATTGGTGCGTTTGGTTGTGACTCGTATGATATATCAGGAACTGTAGGTGGAGGAGGCTCTAATGGAGCGCTGCACGGCATGACAACCTTTAGCATGGAAGAAGCTCCAGCAAATGAGTTTTTTTTACAGTATGTTGCTAGGCCACAAACAGCTGAGATATTTTTTGAAGAGGTGCTTATGGCTTGTGTATTTTATGGTATGCCTATACTTGTAGAAAACAATAAACCTAGATTGTTATACCATTTTAAAAATAGAGGCTATAGACCTTTTTCTATAAACAGACCAGATAAACATAAGTCAAAACTTTCAAAAAGTGAAAAAGAGCTGGGTGGTATTCCAAACAGTTCTGAAGATGTAAAACAGTCACACGCTGCTGCAATAGAATCATACATAGAAAAAAATGTAGGATTAGATTTAGAAGGCACATTTAGAGAACAAAACGAGATGGGCAATATGCTCTTTACCAGAACCTTAGAGGACTGGGCTAAGTTTGATATAAACAACAGAACTAAGTTTGATGCCAGTATTAGTTCTGGACTAGCAATTATGGCAACACAAAAGCATATGTACCAGGTAGAGAAAAAACAATCAAAAATAAACCTTAACTTTGCCAGGTATACAAATAAGGGAACTTTAAGTGAATTAATTAGATAGATGAAGGATGTTACAATAGACATTGCATCTACAGGCTTTCCAAGTCAATTTGTCTCAGACGCTGAAAAAGCTACAGACGAATTTGGTTTACAGATAGGACAGGCTATTCAATACGAATGGTTTAAAAAAGATGGAAACCAGTGTAGATATTATAATCAATGGCGGGACTTTCACAGACTGCGATTATATGCTAGGGGCGAGCAGTCCATAGCTAAATACAAAAACGAATTAGCAATTGATGGAGACTTGTCTTATCTAAATTTGGATTGGACACCTGTGCCTATACTTCCAAAGTTTGTTGACATTGTAGTCAATGGAATGCAAGACAGAGAGTTCAAGGTTAAGGCTTATGCTCAAGACGCATTATCACAAGCTAAGAGAAGCAAGTATCAAGATATGATAGAGGGTCAGATGGCCGCTAAAGATATTCTAACTACTATACAAGAGCAGACAGGAGTAGACCCATTTATAATGGACCCTGATGATTTACCCTCTTCTGATGAGGAGCTTTCACTTTACATGAACCTCAACTATAAGCCTGCAATAGAGATTGCAGAAGAAGAAGCAGTAGATACTATGTTTTCAGAAAATCATTATGATGATATTCGTAAACAAATAGACTATGACTCTACAGTTATAGGGATGTCTGTAGCTAAACACGAATTTTTACCCGGTTCTGGAGTTCAAATATCTTATGTAGACCCAGCTAATGTTGTGTACAGTTATACTGAAGACCCGCATTTTAAAGATTGTTTTTATTGGGGTGAAATTAAAACATTGCCAATAGGCGAATTATTAAAGATAGACCCTAGTCTTACTCGTGAAGACTTAGAAGAAATATCTAAATATAGCCAGAGTTGGTATGACTATTATAATGTAGCTCAGTTTTATGAGAATGATATTTTTTATAGAGACACTTGTACTCTAATGTATTTTAATTATAAGACCACTAAAAAGATGGTTTATAAAAAAAGAATACTTGAAGGTGGTGGTTCTAAGATGATAGAAAAAGATGACACTTTTAATCCTCCACAAGAAATGATGGAAGACGGAAAGTTTGAAAAAATAGAAAAAACTATTGACGTATGGTATGATGGTGTAATGGTTATGGGTACTAATATTATTCTCAAGTGGGAACTAGCTGAAAATATGGTTAGACCTAAGTCATCATCACAGCACGCTTTACCAAATTATGTTGCCGTAGCACCAAGAATGTATAAAGGAGTTATTGAGTCTTTAGTAAGACGAATGATTCCTTTTGCTGATTTAATACAGATGACTCATTTAAAATTACAACAGGTTATAGCTAGAGTTGTGCCTGATGGAGTTTATATTGATGCAGATGGTATTAATGAGGTGGACTTAGGAACAGGTGCGGCATACGACCCTTCTGATGCATTAAGATTATACTTCCAAACAGGTAGTGT